GGCTAAGTAGCAGCGGCAGCGAGGGTGTGCGGGGGCGTTGGTGCTGGAGCGCTTGTAGATGCGGCCGGCCCGGGCGTTGCAGACAGGGCAGGTTCGGTCGTCGCTGGTGGCGTACCACATGACGAGATCGATGCCGTTGGCGGCGTAGTACTGGTTGCTGGCGGCGTTGTAGGCGCGGAGCGACTCGGTGCGGGCGATGACGTCGGCGCGGGACTTCACCACGCCAAGGCGGAGGCGGAGGTCCTTCGTTATGGCGTCTGTGGGGCGTCCTTCGGCGATGCCCTGGGCGACGAGCTCGGTGGCGGTGGTGGCGAAGGCTTCGCCGTGGCGGCGGAGGTAGCCGCGGGCTTGCGCGGCGGCAGCGACCGTCGCCTCAATCGGAATGGAGACGTTGATCAGGCGGCGTCGGGAGCTGTAGTCGCGGAGCAGCTCTCGGGCGACAGTGATGCCTTTGCCTTCGGAGCTGCGGAGCAGGGAGCGCAGCACGCGGTCGTAGGCGTCGGTGCGGTCGGGGCGGAAGGCGGGGATGAGCTCTCGGAACTCCTGCAGGAGGGCGACGTTGCGGTCAGCGGCGGGGGCGCCGCTGCGGAGTTGGATGCGAGTTCGGCGGATTAGGCGGTTGAAGCTGCTGTCGAGGATGCGGTTGAGCTGGGCGACAGTGACGTCCTCGGAGCGGCGCAGGGCGGAGTTGTAGCGCTCGAGGAGTTGCATTAGGTGGGGCGGCGTAAGTCTTTACGGACAGCTTCGTGAAAAGCTACTAGGTCTTTCTGCGTGAGGGATTCTCCGCTACTTATTTTGGTTTGTAGTGCTTTTTTACGCTTTGTCATTACGGTGTACAATCGGGGATTAGAATCTTTTGCAGCGCTGAGCAAACTGTTTATATCGGACAGCCCATTTTTAGCCACTGGCCCTGCGGTGCCGAAGTCAATAAGCTTCACATCAGAGCCTTTAGTCAGCACATTGCCCATGTGTAGATCACCGTGGGAATAACCCAAGCGGTGCATTTTCTCCACTTCGCGTAAGGCGCTCTGTACAGCTTTGCCTTTTTGCTCTGTTCCTAGTGATTTTACAGTGTCATAACCTTTTAAGTAGTCCATCATTACGACGCCTTTATTGGAATCTACGTTGTGGATTTTTGGGACGCTAATACCTGCTGCGTGCAGTGCATTTTGCGTATTTACTTCGTTAGCAAAGGCTACTTTATTAACTTTGCCTTTGGGCGTTTTGATTACGTACTTATCATCCTGCGAGATCCAGGTGCGACCGCTAACGCCCTCGGTTAAATACTTAGCTCCTTGCGGTGGGTTGTTCTTATCGAACGGCTTCGCATTGTTGAGTATGCGCTGCGCTGCTGGTGTCCACTGAGGTGCGGTAACAGCGAGAGCGGCTGCTCCTGCAAGCGCCCCAGCCAAGACCAAACGCTTGGCGCTAGGACGCTTTTCAGACTTTTTTTCGGGAGTATCCGCTCCTGCAGTCTTGCGGCATTCGTGCGCCTTGGGGATGTGCGAGGCGCCGCAGGGCTTCCCGAGAGGGGCTGCGTCGGCGCGATCCCCTCGAATCAGGCGCGCCACGTAATCCATCTGCGAGTCGGGGATTTCAGTTAGTTTGCCTTCGTTTTTGAGTGCCCACATATTGCCACCCCGTAAACCTGCAAGCTCCTTGAACCCAAACTTGCGATAAATAGCATTCCGCTTATCTCCTAAACCATCATCTTTATACGGATTATTAAACAGCACAGCGTTTTCAGGCATTTCGGCTAGCTGCGCTTTGAACATAGTTTTTACTTGCTTAGCTACACCCAATCCTTGTGCTTTGGTTAGCCCCTTTTTCTGATCGAAGCTAAGATCAGTCTGGAACGCAATACCGAATTTATCAAAAGCTCCTGCTCTTCCACTAGGAGTAGAAACAAATGTAACAAGCGTGTCGTCAACAGCGCCTATGCTCATTACGTGGCCTGTCTTGGGGTCTTTGAACGTACTAAAGTTGTTAGTGGAGTCTACTTTAGTAAGTTTTAACCCCTGTGCATCTGCTGCTACAACTGCTAGGCCTACCTTGGCTTTGCCTATCAGCTTGTTGGCCGGTCCTTGAAACTTTTTAGGAAGCTTATTGATTGTGCTTTTGACTTTATCTGAAGACATTTTTTTAATACCTGTATTTATGCGCTTAGCTGTAGCTTTGTACAACGGTATATTTTGCCTATTACTAAACACGGCTTTGCCTCCTAAAGCAGCAACCCCTGCCAGAGCTACACCACCGGCAGCGAGCGCCAACTTCTTACCGCGGCTGCTGGACTTAGGCGATTCGCTCTCGGGGGCGGAGCCGGCACCCTTGCGGCACTCATGTGCCTTGGGGATGTGCGAGGCGCCACAGGGCTTTCCCAGGCGGCCACCCTCCTTGAAGTCGGCGCGGGTAGCGAGGTAGGCGCGGACGCGAGGTGGGAGGTCGTGCTCGGTGCTGTCGCCGCGTTGGCGGCGGGCGATTTCGGCCCGGGCGGCGCGGTAGGAAGCCTCGAGGCTCATGGTTTCGCCGCGGCGCTGGGCGGCTTCGCGGAGGGAGCGGGCGAGGTCTCCGACCTGTGCCTGAGCACCGCGAGCAAAGCGGGCGGGTCGAGCGGCAACGGCAGGCACGGCACCGGTGAAGCCTTCACGCTCGAGGACGTTGAAGGCATCGCGAGCGGAGACGGGGCGACCTTCGAGCTCGGAGGCTGCAGCCACTGCCAGGCGTTCTGTAATGGTGTACATCTGCCGCGGTGCTTTAGAGACCTGGGTGGCGAAGTAATCGCGCAGCACTACTTCGGCGTGGGCTCCTCCTTTGATCTGCTTGCCGGCTCCCTGCTTTTTGAACTGCAGAAGATATTGAGCGCGAGCGAGACGTCCATCCAAGAGCACCTGCTCAGCACCGGTATCACGCAGTTTCTGCGTCATGCGAGACATATCAGCGATATTGCTTATGGCCCCTGCTTGATCGGTGTAGAAATCGTTGAAACCTTTGTAGGTATCACTATACAGCTTATCTGTACGACCTAGAGGTGTAAATCTAAGTGTGTCTTCTAAGTGTTGTGTAAGCTTACTACGCACAATATCATTACTCTTTCCCTTAGGAAGCGTTGTTTGTACTAGACCTTGAATAAATCTACGCTTATCAGCGTCATCAAGTACGCGATTTGCACCTTTAATTTTTACATTAAAACCTTGCTGCTGCGCTAGATCAAGCAGTGAACTTTTATATTCAGTAAGTTGTAACTTAATGGCGTCTTTGATAGAATCAGTAGTAAGTACGTCATCCCCTCTAAGGTTAAACTGCCGTGCTAAGAACTCATTAGTAGCAGGACGAGCAAAGATATTACCTTTTTCCTCACTAGCTAACCCTACTCCTTTTTCTTTTTTAGTGGTGTTAAAGAATGCTTTCTGATGCTCCCGGTCCCAACGATCAAACTCAGAAAGACCTGGACCAAAACGTGCTACAGATCCAGCAAACTTATTATCTACGGCTGTAATTGCCTTTACTAGGTTCGAGCCACTCTCTACGTCGGACTGCGAGGGCCGTGTGCGAGCCAGCTGGTTGGTCAGTACGGAAGAGACCGGATTCGCCTGGCGCTCCAGTTGGGCACCGATGGCTACTCCTACCTGTCGCCGCACTCGGGCACGGTTGGCTCCGATCACCGGAGTGGCGTCCAGGATGCGGCTCATGCCTAGGCGCACCGCGTTGTTGATGTTTGCTCCGACGCCCTGGCGGTAGCCGAAGGGGTTGGACTTCATCAGAAGGGCGTGCGAGCCTAAGCCCAAAGTCACCACAGCTAGGCCGGTGCCGATTAAACGGGTGCGGTTCTCAAGCGTTGCCTGCAGGCGCTGCTTCCGCTGAAGGTCGCCCGGGGTGGCTTTGACCACGCCACGGATGATGGCACGCTTGCCGCCTTCGACCTCGGAGATGTTGCCCTTCGCTACGCCCTTGGCGATGCGAGTGGCGCCACGTTGGATGTTGGCGAGGCCACCGAGGGGATCGGTCTTGACAGCGCGGAGATGCGGATCAGGCCCCTGTCCCTTAATCCGGCAGTCCCAGTTGGGTGGGATGCAGCGGCCGCCGCACTTGACGTTGGGAGGGATGCAGGTGACTTGGCGCGAGGTCTTGCCGGTGCGGCTGCGAGCGGCGTCGAGGCGCGCCTTAGTGGCCAGGTAGGCCGCGGTGCGGAAGCCTTCGGGGGTGGTGTTGCGCGGGGTCATCGTCAGTAGCCCTCGTTGTAGGCGCGGAAGGCGTCAGCCTCGGCGTCGGGCACTGGAGATAGCCCTGCCACATTCTGACCGGGGAAGAAGTGCTGGACGGCGGATTTGGCTGCGCGGAGTGA